TCCTATGCGTATGGACTATCGCCTAATACACTTGTGTCCCAAGCTGCTTTTAACTTTGCAATAGTGTCTGCATCTGTGATTGCTTTTGCAGCAGGTGCATCTCTTAATGCTTTTTTCTTTGTAACACTAGCCGCTTGTGCAGAACTATCTCCAGCTTCTAATGCTTTCATATAGACAACATCTTCTTCATCTAGCAAAGGTTTTCTAACTTCTCTAATCTTATCTTGAAAAATCTTTTTAGATTCAGCTAGATCTTCTGTTATGGTTTTACCAGATAATGTCCAAGCATTTCTGAAATGTCTATCTGATGGCACAGTTGCATCTGATGCTGCAATAGTATT